TAAGAACCCCTTAGCCGTCAGTCTCGCGACGATGGATGCCGCGTTTTAACACGCGCTTTGTGAAGTGGCAAGCTAGTAACCCGTTGTGGCGTTGCGGCCTTGTTCCTCGTGGTAGTCGTCATCGTCGTTGTAGGCTTGCGGCTCCACGTAAGTCAGGCATAGCAGCCCAAATGCGTCGGCGGAATGTGAGTTCTCATCATGGTTCGGCCCAAGTCCGATGTTGCGCTTTTCGTCGCGCTTTTCGTGATAGGCGCGCAAAGCCTTGATGCCGCCTGCGCATTTTTTGGCGTCAAACCAAATGCGGGGGAAGTGCTCTCGCACCTTTTCAACGCGCATCATCGCAGCGCCCTTACCTTGGTTCGGGATCACATCGACCTGATAGCCGGCATCACGGAATGCCGACCTGTAAGACACGTCGAACACTCGATCGTTCGTATCGCCATCATGGGGCAGCACGATGATTGTTCGATCCGGTGTGTAGTTGTTCCGTCGCAGCCATTCGAGATGCGCAGCGATGGGCTGGCCTTGAACCTCGTAGTGATTGACGCAACGGATCGTCAGTCCAACGAATTGCGCCGCCCAGAACACGAAGTTATCCGCCTTTGCGCCAGTCCCGCCGATGTCGCACACCATGCGGATGACTAGGTGTGGATCTTCTGGCACAATGGTCAACCGACCTTCAGTCTCGGCCCTGCGAATGTGCGTGGTGAAGTACGCGCCCTCAAAGTGGGTCTTGTACCCGCCTTCCCAAACGTGATCGTAATTGTCTGGGCGCTTTTCCAGATCGTCCTGGCGCTCCCGTTCCAGCACGGACGGGAACCACGGATTATCGCGCCAGTTGAGTTCAATGATTTTGACATCGGCGGACGTGTCTTTGCGGAAGCGCTTATCCGTCGCGCTGCCTTCAAGTTCAGGATTCCACGTTACCCATATTTCGGAGTTTTCCTCACGAACCGTCGGGATTAGCTTTTCCCAAGCCGCATCACTGATAGGCTCGGCTTCGTCTGCCCAGCACAACAGGATTTTAGCTTTCGACTTCAGGCTGTTCAGATTGTGCCGCAATCCGATGAACGCATATTCGATGCGCCCGCAGATCGTGCGAATGTACGTTTCGCCAATGTCGAAGTATGCCGCCAGCCAAGGTTCGTCTTGGATCGCAGCCTTGATTTCCGCCATCGAGCTATCGGCAAGGCTGTTTAGATGCTCGCGAACGCAAAGGATAATCCCCGTCCTGCCAGCCTGCGCCCACCGCATGGCATTGACCGCCGTCATCTTGGCAAACGAGCGTGTCTTGGCGCTGCCCCGCCCACCGTATGCACCACGATAGCGCGCAGGCCCGAGGAATACCGGGATTAGCTTAGGCGGGAGGCGAACCGTGACGCTGGTCATTCAGGGCCGGATAGTTTGACTTCGGTTATCGCGGTGAAGGTGCCGGTTATTGCCGCCTTATCGACAAGCAACCCATGCAACTTAGCTTTGCCCATAGAGGCGCTCACAGCGGCGCTAGGTTGCCCTTCCTGTAGTGCGAGTGCCCTTGCCTCTTCAAGCTCGTCAGTGAGGCTCTGAACGGAAACTAGGGCACGTTCAACGGCTATGGCTTGAAGTTCTTGCACCCTTAGGGCGATCTTAGGGGTGGCCAGCATCTTACTGGCCTGCACATTGATACTTGCCGACGCCATGCCTTCGGCGTCATACGCAAGCCGATAAGCCTCGGAAGCGTTACCCGTTGTCAGGTACGCTTGTACAAACGCCTCTTGCTTGGGTGTCAGGTTAGTCGCCATGCCTTGGAATTACCCCTTCCCGCCGTTGTTTGCAAGTGGGGCCAGCCATGCGGGGGATAGCTGGCCCCTTTAACCTAGCCGGGAGCGACTGGGTTAAACCTCTCCGGCAAGTCGCCATTGTGGATCATGTCCATAAGCGCGCTGACAGGCCCTGACACTTCGCGCGAACCGTTTTCATATCGCCGGATTGTGCCAGCGTCTTGAATGCGGAGGACTGTTGCGCTTCGAAGGTCCAGCCGGTAGGGGTGGCGCGGTGTTTTCAGGGCGTCAATCGTCTGTGTCTGGATTGTGCTTGAAGGCACCAGCCAGATCACCGGAACGCGGGCGCGGTCCATCCAGCTTTCCGCTGCCACTTTGATGGTATGGCTGGCCAGCAAGGTTTTGCCGCCGCCAGTGGGCAGGCGAAGGCAGCAATAGGGCACGCCTTCCAGTCCTTCGACAGGGGTGTAACTGCCCTTGGCATATGTCGGGGCATCGTCTGGTTCATCGAACAACGGGGCACGGGCGATGACAGCCGCATAGGCGGCGGCAATGTTACCGCTCCGCGATTTTTCGAGGAAGTGGCGAAGCTGGTCAAGCGCGCGTGTCTGATACCGCTTCAGTTCCATATCACCGGGCCTTCACGTCATAAGGAGTTTGCTTGAAGGTGACGCCTTCAGCCTTCAGGCGGGCCGCGCCAATGCGGCTGGCTTCACCATAGATCGTCAATGGCCCGTCATGGCCTGCCAACTCGCGGACAGAGGCCAGCAGGGCAGATGTCAGCACGTTGCCGCCGGTCACGCGCTTGTCGCCCAGAATGCCGTTGTAGAGCAGCGCAAAGCCGCGCCCCGCATGATTACCAAGGAATGGGCTGTCCGCCGCGCCCGCATAGGGCTGGCCTGTTTCCGAAAACCAGACGTGCGCTGCAAGATTGGGGAACTTGATACCGGGTCGAATACGGCCTTCGTCGTCAAACACCGGTTCGCCCAGCCGGTAGAAGCGGAAGCCGCCACCGCCCTGCCATTCCACCACCTTGGAAATGCCGCCCTGTTCACCTTCGATCACCTTGCGCAGACGCGGCGCGCAATGCGTTACGGCGTGGTCACCCATTTCAACGCCTATCCACTTGCGGCCCATTTTTTGGGCAACGGCGGCGGTGGTGCCGGAGCCAAGGAAGCTGTCTAGCACGAGGTCGCCGCGATTGGTAAATCTGTCTAATAGATATGAAATCCAGACCTCTGGCTTTTTACCTGACCGAAAATCAGCTCCACCTTCCAATCGGCAATTTCCAAAAGCACCTGCAAAATCATGAAAATTAGGGATTGGCTGAGCGACTTCTCCAGATTCCACTTTTCTTTTTTCAACCGGAACACCTTGGAAATATTTTCCCTTAGTTGCGGTTTTCTTCTTAGGGCCGGTAAAATAGCGAAAGCCCAATCCATCATCCCCGATATTCTCAACCTTATAGAGCACGCCTAGACCGTCCGCTTCACTTCGCCCTGCAAGGAAATCACGAAAAAATCGACCGGACGAGTTTCCGTCTAAAATGCTCCCGGTTGCCCAGATTTCTTTCAGGCCATCTACCCAGCCATTTGCGCTTTGCGTAATTCGATATTCGTTCGGCAAATAGATTCTGACGTTCTTTCCACCAATATTTTCAGACCTTCCCGATCCTAATTCTTCAATCGAAAATTTGAATTTCTCAAAAAGGTCATCGTTTTTAAAAAGTATCTGATTCGGTTTTGATTTTTCTGAAGACCTATAAGCAAATACTTGCTCAATTTGTTTATGATAATTCATATCTTGCTTGAGTGTCTTTTGTGGGTATCTGACTTGAACATAGAAAGTCATTTCAAAATTAGACCTACTAAATATCTCGTCACACAATACTTTGAGATACGGCCCCTGAGAATCATCAATCTGGCAAAGAAAGAATCCGTCATCTGACAGAAATGACGCTAAAATTTCTAATCTTGGCTGTAATACAGAAAGCCACTTGGTGTGTTCCATATTATCATCATAGTGCTCAAATGCTGATCCAGTGTTGTAAGGTGGATCGATGAAAATGCACTTCACGCGGCCCTTGTAATAGGGAAGCAGGGCCTTCAGCGCGTCGAGGTTGTCGCCCTGAATAAGCATGTTGCCGCTGTCACGATCACCGCATGACAACTCCGGCACTTCTTCCAGCAGGCAATAAGGCACTTGGCCCGCGCGCTTCAGATCATCGTCGCGCGTCAACCACGTCAAACTCGGCATTCGTCATTCCCCATGCACGCGACAACGCGCACGGCTGGCTTAGCAGCGCCGCCGCGCCCGCGCCAAGGGGTTAAGCCAGACCTTCACCGGCCAATTTCTGCAAAGCGGCCAAGAGTTGCGCCATTGTGGCAGGATCGAACGCAGGCATGCGTGTCTGATAAGATTGGCGGGGGTATGGCTGAATTTGCCCCGGAGCCATCCCTAACCGGTCTGCTCTAAGCACCGTCAGGCAAAGCCTGAGCCGAGGCAATCATCACTAAGCACCAATCCGCCGCATGGTTCTTAACAGGGCTTCGAGTGCGGCAACTTGTTCAGCAGGTGGCAAAGTGGACGATTGGGCGCTCGACTGGGAAATCAATTCACCCTGACGGTGCACCGGCAATTGCCCATAGCTGGTGAAGGTCGTCAGCACCTTGTCATGGCCCAGGTTTTGCGACCACGCCTTCATTTGCGCGGGCGACAGGTCGAGCGCCATCGCGTGATGGACCAGCATATCGCGAAAACTGTGCGGGTTGTAATAGGGCAAGCCAGCGGTGGTGAAGGCACGGCGAAAGATGTCACGCACAGGGTTAGTGGTGGTCCAGCCGTTCAGGCTTATGCCCACAGGCATGAAGCCCCCGCCTTCGCCAAGGCCCATTTCGGTTGACGGGAACAGATAGTCGGCTGGGCCGCGCAGATGGTCTTCGCGCATTTCACGGACCCAATCGTCCACGATGTCTTTCGCGCCGTCGATCACCGGCATGAAATAGGTGCGAAAGGTTTTGGCAAATTTTGTGCGCACTTGCCGCGCATCCTGTTCGATCCAGCCCCCTGCCAGATCAACGTGGCCAAGCCGGAACGACGCCAAAGCGTTGACCCGTGCGCCCGTTAACGCAGCGCAAGCAACAAGCGCACGGTCACGCCGTTCAAGGGGCGTCCCGGCTGGCATAGTGTCCAGCACGTGTCCCACCTGTTCGGGCGATGGCACCGGCTTTTCCCGGCGGGCGCGGGCGATTGTGGTGTCCTTTTCGCTCAGACTGAAATAGTCCGCATCAGACCATGCGATCTTCTGTTTGAAACCCGCTTCGCGTGACAGCCATTCGAAAAATGCTTTCAGGTCTGACAACGTGGAATGCACGGTCGCCTTGCTAAGCGTTTCGCCGGTTCGGGCATTGTTGGTTTCGGCCATTCGGCGTTTGAAAGCCATCGCCTGTTCGCGGTGGAATTTGCGGAAGTCTTTGCGTCCGGTGGAATCTTCGAACCGAGCAAGAGACTTTGCCACACGGTCAATCGTCGCTTCATCACGTCCGCGCGCTTCCTTCAGGAATTGCAGGTATTCGCGCTTCACCCGCTCGTTTTGGGCATTGTGTTTGGTCATTTCACGCCTCGCTTGTCGAAGTCACAATTTAGGGAAGGGGAACCACGCCCACTTAAACGTCGCCACCGCTTTCACCTTCCGGCCAAGGCTTCCAGCGGTATGTCTTGGGGTCGATGCGGCGGACTACATGACCACAGCGGAGCTTGCAGTCTACAAAGTCATGCGGGGGTGTGGTGCCGGTGTTTTTAGGCATCGTCACAATCATCAGGCGGTGCAAGGCGCGGGGCGTTCTGGATAGCCAAAACCCTTTCGTTGGGTTTGTGTGTTATCAGTGGCGACGGGTGCCCATTGTAAACTGACAGGAACGGGTGCCCCCAATCG